GAATAGTATATGAATTTATTATATTTTTGACCCCTTTAGCACTTTTCTATTCAGTACCAGCAGGGAATAATGCCCCCAAGCAGCAAACTAAGGTAGGGGCCTATGGGTTTTTGTGTCGTTTCTGACTTTCAAACTTTTGCACCCCTATGGGTTTTTGTATCAAAACCAGAATCAGAATTGATTAAGCAAAAAAAAAACCCAGGCTATAAAGCCCAGGTTGATAACTTAAGAATAAGTTTTTATTGTAATATGAATACGTTATTTTTATGCTTTATTTTATGCTTTATTTGCTATTTAATTCATAAGGTTTTTCCCATGAACCAATGCGAATATTATTATACCAAGCGCAGTGAAAGTAATCACTCTGGATATCTGATTCATCAAAGTGACCTTCTTTCATAAGAGCATATACTTCTTCAAGATAAGCAAGAGCTTCACCATCAAAATGCTGATCCATGTAGTAATGATTTACTTCAACGGTTCGGTTTTCTTTTACGTATTTATATACAGCAAGCGTATTGTAGTTGTTTGCGCTATTTGCATTCTCTAAGCAACGCAGGAAGCTATCAATGAAGTCAACCTTACCTGCACGAATAGTAAGCGTCAGCTTGCTTGTGTTGCTACCAGAGAAACCAGCAGTGACACCGTACTTCTTGTTCAATGCCTTGAGTGCAGCAGATTTAGCTTGAACTTCTTGCTTAGTGATGAAAGCCATGATTTAACTCCTGTTGAAGAACTATTTGCTAACCGATGACTCTATTGTAGGAAAAACGAATGTTACTGTCAAGGACTTTTTGTAATTTTGGAGGAATTTCGAAAACTTTTCAAAATAATTACAAAATGTTTACAAAATTATTCATCACCCCAATCTTTCTTACCACCGAATTCTTCGTTGTAGTCCCATCCTGCTTTGTATGCTTGAACTTCTTCTTCTGTCAGTGCGTCAGAGGGGATTAGATCAGTCATGATACTAGCACCAACGTACTTATGAGGATTAAATACCCGACCATACCAACTATCTGCTGAACCCCGATCAAAAGCTCCACCATGCCTTGCATCGTAGTACTTTCCGTTGTATTGAATTAGACTGTTCATTTGATGCACCTGTTTTGAAAATTCAGAAGATTCTAGAAAACTTTACAAAATAATTCAAGAATATACTCTAGATACACAACGGTGGTCAATGATACAACGATCCCGAACTGCTCCGTAGACGTTGATTACCTCATCTAGCACTACAGTATGTTTGACACCACCGCCATAGGATACACGGCTGCTTTCGACTTTGCCGGTGATCTTGAATTCATCCATGTAGGTGGCTTGCACCTTAAGACCTGACAGATCCCATACTGCACCGTTACCAGCAGAAAAACCGTTAAGCTGTTCAGTATTCATTTGAATTTCCTCTGTTTTGTTTGCTAACTGATGAATCCATTGTATGAAATTCAGATCAGCTTGTCAACAACTTTTTACGATTTCTTCAATTTAGAAAATACGTCGATTGCTACTACAAGATCTGCTAGTTTGCTGAAGTGCATCTTTTCACTGATCCACTCATCATCGTGATCACGACCTGTTGCACTCATTACAAAACCGTTAGAAATAATCTCTACTGTGAAGTCATCATTTCTAGAACGAAAGTTTTCTAATGCAGAACTATTTAAGTTGTTTGAGTTAACTGTTGACATTTTTTCACCTTTTACTGTTGAGAAACCTAGAAATTTCAAGAAAATTAAGAAAACTTCACAAAATAATTCGTAAATCATTCAGGCTCGAATAACCACAGAAGACGATCAATTGCTTCTTTTCTGTACTCACCGTCTTTTTCACAGATGTACAAAGCGGCATTACGAACTTCTTGAAGTACATACATTGCTGCATCTAGTTCAAGTTTAGTACGGTCATCAGCAAAACTACGAACTGCATTCACTGCGCGTTGGGTAGTCCATTCGATTCTTGTTAGGTCATTATGTGAGAAAGATTTTGCATTCATTTGATTTCTCCTGTTTGCTAACCGATGACTGAACTATAGCAAAGACCAAACAGGTTGTCAAGCGTTTTGTTTAGGTTTTCTTGCATTGATTGCGTCTGCACTTTCTTGATGCACAGGGTTCCTTGTATCAGCAAGGTTCTGGCAAATAGCAGCACAGGCTTCACGCTCCAATATAGCACCAACCTCCATACCGTACAGGTAAGCAGCAGCTACTGTGCCGTAATCCTCAAAGGATTCATCCAGGGCTGTATGCAGGGCTGCAATAGCTTCTTTCTGCTCAATATGCTCAGGTGAGTCAGGCCAAGGGGTTTGACTGTACAAGGCTTCAAGTGCTTGTAGTGCTGCCTTAACTAGTGAATTCATTTATTGCTCCTTGCGCGTATTTCTTCTGCGCAATGGTATGGTATGGAGTAGGTGCGTATCTGCACGTTCTTGACACCATATGCTCTAAAACCTTGTTTTGCTTTGACGTACTCGATCATTATTCGACCAAGCTCTTCCTTCTCGTCTTTGGTCAACTCAACGATGTGGTCGTCCCAGCCAATTTCGTCAGCCAGCGTTTCATCCATGTGTTCCTCTACCCAATCACCAAGTCTGTGTGCGTCTAGAAGCGTATCTGCTGGCGCAATTTGACCGATGTAGTACGAAGCAGTGTCGCCAGGAAGCATGTCGCATTCAAGTTGCTGTTCTGCTTCTGATGCAGCCTCTTCCTCTGTGTCAAACAGTCCGCTAAATCTTTCTTCGTCTGTGCTGTAACACCATTTAGTCATTTCATGCTCCTTCCAATCTCAGCCGCAGCCCTGACGATGGCGCGGCGGGTTAGTGTTGCGTTGTCGCAGAGATCGTCACGCCAAATGTGATGCTGTTTGTAGGGCTCGCCAGCAGATGGTCTGCTGCAATCGACAACTAAACCAATGGTCACCGCCAGTCGCAGCGCATCGCCATCATCTGTTAGCGGATTCCAAGGCATCCATCCAGGCCACCCCATGAACTCACGATCTGGATCGCATTTAATACGAGGGATGTCGTGAACCCAGCTAATTTCATATCCAGCCGCCTTCGCAGCGGCCTCAAGTAGTTCTCGGTCGGTCATGATTGCCCCTCCGCCTTGGCGATAGCGGCATCCAGCAAATCTATGGCGTTCCCTTTGCTGCCATTGCACATCCATTCGCCACCGTTGCCCATTGTTTCGTCCCAGTAGCAGATGGCAAAATCTTCCTCGCTGTCATTAACGAACCGATACCGTTCAGCATCAGCCCGCAGAGCCTCGTTTTCATCTCCACGCAAATACCATTCGCGTTCGAAGTGCTCAGATTGGGCATTGGCCTTGCCTAGGAGGTCGCGCAGGTGATCAAAACGCCGTTTGATGGCGTCAGCTCGGTGCAGCCCAAGCTCACCTGGCTGCGCGCTTTGCTGAACCCACTCTGTCTTTGCAAGCCATTGCTGTAGCGCAAGTTCTTGACTGTGTAGTCGGCGCAGTTCAACAGCGGCATCCATCCGAACCGTGCTGCTCGCGTCTAGCCCATGCTCCAGTAGTGCATCAGCCAGCAGAAGCGCCTCGGGTTGATCAATCATGGTTCTTCTCCTTCAGCGCGGCCTCGATCAATCGAGCGAATCGCACAATGAATGCTCCAACCTTCGCGCTTGGGGTGTCGTCGTAAATGCGCACAACATCCTCCTCGGTCAGCCCTCGCCACTCGCGGCGGGGTGGGTTGTAAGTGCCCTCGTCGCAATCGCAGCCGCCATCCGTGCCGCAGCTTGGGCACCCTGTTAGCCACACCTGCTCCGGCTGCCCCAGCGCGGCATGAAGTGCGTCCATTGCTTCGCACACCCTCTTCATACCCAGTGGATCATTCCACGCATCCACTACCTGCTGCGCTGCCTGTCTTAGTTCATTCATTTTGTATTTCCTCAAATAAAAGGTGCAGCAGAATTGTTCTTTATTTCCATTGCCTTGTTTGGACCATAAATTTGATACAGAGCACCAAATGTACTATCTTCAACATCATTGTATTCCCTCAGAATACCATATATTCCTTCAAATCTTTCAAGATCATTGTTTTCAGCGCAATACAAAGTGGCATTGTGCAGATATTTGTAAATCTTTGACATTTTAGACATTGAATTACTCCAGTGAATCAACTAATCAGAACAGGCACTCTTCTTGATTAGGGTACAGAGAAGGAGCTTCTTCCTGTACCTTGTACTCGTACTTTGACAGAGGTACCGCAGGTTTTTCTTTTGTAGGGAAAGGCCAATTGCTTGGCTTTTGTTTTGCTTCCTGAACATCGAACTGCTGCATACAAAACCTTTCAAAGAGGACAGTACTTTACATACAACTGGAGTGCCTGAGCTTCTGCTCCGATCTCATTGAGATAGAACCTGATCTCAAGGAGTTGATTATAGCACTGCTTTCCTTTCTTGTACCTTACACCATCTTCACTTGACTCATAAAACCAATCATGAATTTTTAGTTTTTGCTCATACATGAGTAGTAGTTCATCCTTACTTAGCTTGTCGAGTCTAGTTATATTACCATCTGGATCAATGCTAATCATAACACCCTAGAAGTAATGCACTTTTCAAAAGTGCCAAACATTCTTTCAAACTTATGCTGGTAAATTGAAGTCAATCCAAGTAAGTAATTACTAATGATATCATTTACCTTCGGATCAATAGAATCAGAATTACTTTCGATTACAGTTTGCAATACCTGAATATCGTCAATGATACTCCAGCAGTTCAGAATCTGTTGTTCTAATTCAAAACGATTATTGATCTGCGTTCTATCATTTTGCATTTTGTTGAATCCTTTCACTGAGTTTGTTTAGTGCAAATTCTTTAATATCTTGCCAATGAGATACATCTGCCCCTTTTGATTCCAGGAATAATATCATACCTAGAACAGCATCAGCAGAACTATATAACTCTGAATGATCAGAGAGATAGTTTTCTTCACCTGCTAAGTCATAGCATTCAGCGCACAACCCAACCAGTTCGTTGTCACCTCTGGAAGTGCTTCTGGTCATCCTAGTGCATACTCTGCAAGAATACACACCAGAACCTTTCTGAATACGATTTGCTGCTCTCATGCTACTACTCCAAGTACGAACTTACTGGTTTGACTGACACGACCTTTGCCCCGGTATATGTAGGCTGCACCCTTTTGGATTTTGTTGTGAATCGTCTTTGATACCTTAACTTCAAAACCCAAGTCAGTAGTGTACACGAAAGGTCGATTCAGTGCAACAGCTTCAGGTGCATCATTTTCGCTGTAGCAGCGATTTGCATTACCACCAAGTGCAGCACAGACACGCTTCCATCCTTTGTCGTGACCTTTACCAAGTTTGGGATTAGCCATGCAGACGATGTGCGCTACTTCATGCGGAACAGTTGCCTCAAGCAGATGCTCTGCTGTCTTACCACCTAGTTTGATAAAGTTAGTATTGTATCGGATGTAGAAACCAATCTTGAAGCCACTTGATGTGCTCCTAGCCATTCCTGCTATACCAGCACAGCGACCGCGCAGGTTAAACAAAATCTCTACATCAGGCATCTTGATACCGAAGAGGGCTTCAGCCTTCTCGATGCATTCTTCAGTCTTGCGTTGGATGGCTGCTTGATTGATCTGCATAGAAACCTCAATTGCTAAACGATGACGAATCATAACAAGCCAACCAGTGGTTGTCAAGCGTTTTCTGAAAATTCTTTTTGTTGTTTTAAAGCAACGATTCTTTTCTTTAGTTCAAGTAAAGCATCGACCCATCCACCTTTGTAATTAGATTGCCAACTATAGTCAGTCATATCTAATACCTGACTAATCTCTTCAATTGCTAAGGAAAGAAAATCAGAATTACTCCGAGTATTAGTACTCGATTTTACTGAGTCTATCATATCGCTCCCTATGTCGTTTTGCTGGAATTATGCACAATACCCGTTTAGCCTTATACACGCCTTCTTTAATTTCTTCTTCAGAAACTAAATGATCATACTCGTATTCAAGTTGATTATAGGCTCGTTCTGCTTCCTTTATTTCCTCAGGTTTTAGTTTGTATTTCCAATCATTAGTATCTCTTCGCCTTTCAAATTCAACAGCCCTTAGATACTTCTGAAGTGGTTCCTTGGTTAATAGCATTTCATCGACGACCCTGACTGGATTCCAATCGTCGCAATGCAGGTTCCATACTACTATATCAGGGTTGCCTTTAACCCCTTCTAGTAAAGCAATGAGTTCTGATTTCTTCATGGTACTTAGGTTTAACTCCCCGTAGCCTTAATTTTTAAAAACTCTTTGGCTGCGTTTTCAATAATCCTTAACGCTACGTACTGCCCTTCTGTCAAAGGGTAAGATCCAAAAGATTTGTACTTCATTACATTGAATGCCCAATTGATATTTTGTTCAGTTGGTTCTTCATTTTTTGGTGCAGTCATTGCTGTAAACCTTTCAGTGTAATAGTCATCCGTATTCATTTTAAACCTTTCAATTTGATAATTTCAATTGCTGCCTCTTCTAGTAAATCAGAGATTCGATCTGACTTACCCTCTTCTACGCTTTTCCTACCGGGTATATTCCTGCGGATATCTGCTCGTTTTAGCAAACGATAAACTAGGTCTTGATCAGATACCTTTAGAGCGATCTGCTCAGGATCATTCAGAATTTGTTTGATTAGGTTTTCCATCGTTCAACATCCATTCGTTTGATTTAGCAAACTGTTCGTCTGTCATGATGCTATTGTGCAGCGCCATGTAACCGCAGTCCATACCTCTGGTGTACATTTCAGGACCAAACCCGAATACATCATACAGTACGTATCTATAACTACCTTTCAATCTAATATCACCTTCGTAGATTCTGGATACTACAGCATAGAATGCTTTGCATTTATCATCGTATGATAAAGAATTCCAAAAGTCATTAGCATTCTTTTCATCTTCTTTTCTAGCATTTTCGAAAAGTTCAGAAACTTCTTCTGAAATTTCTAGAAATTCTTTTAGTTTATTTTTACGTACCATATCAATTCTTTTAGTAATAACTACCATCACAGTGACCCATCAGATATTTATATACATTCTTTGGATTCTCTAAGAATTCTTCCTGTGGTGTACGCATACTAAATGCTTTATTCTTGCTATTCCACCACCATTCAAATGCTTGTTTTCCAACCAGTGCAGCTACCATCTGATCACAAGCTACTCGTATCTTTTGAATTTGCTCTTCGGTCATTTAAAATCTCCAAAATTTGTTTGAGTAAATGAATTATCAAATGCGCTGTTTGCTGAGCTATTGATTAGTGCCTCCCAATTTTCTTGGTGTGGCATTATGGATATAACACCCTCCGTGAAAATATCCTGAGTATCTACCATATCGAGAATATCAATGGTCAATGCACCATTCGCATCAAATGCAAGGTTAGTACACATATACCTATTATCGGTATATGATACAAACAGATAACCATCATTGAATTTACTGCATGATGAAATTCCTGAATTAATTGATAATTTCTTACCAAGTACGGATATTAGAAAATACCTAGTTCTTGAATTATGGACTTTCCGTAAGATTGTCCAGACTGTTGGGGTAAAGATTTTCATAAAGATTGAACCCTCGACTACGCTTAAACAAAAAAAACCCCCAGTAGCAAATGGCTAAAGGGGAATCTTTGTGTTTCATTTTGTTGCGTTTATCCAAATGCTTTTGAGTTGATTTTTTGTGCCTAAGTTCTTTTGGTTTTCTTGGTTTGACAACAGGCACTTTTATTTTATTCTTCTTCGAGATCTTCATAATCTTCGTAATACTCACCTTGCATTGCTTTTTCATATTCTTCATCTAGCATTGTCAACTTTTTATTAAGATCATGCATAATTTTTGTATCTATTTTAGAAATCTTGCGAATGCTCTTAGCCAACGAAGGATTTACCGATTCGAGTTCTTGTACTTTATCTTTTAGATATTCATACATTTCAAAAGAAGAACGAACAATTTCTGCCCTGAATTGTCTTTCTTCAAAATGCTTAGCATAGACATTACAGATTAGACCTTCATCATCGCTGTAAATAGTAATGTATCTACTTCGAGGGTTACTTAACGCAAGTCGCCAAGGTTCTGTACCTCTTTTGTGCTGACCAATGTACAACTTGCGTCTGTGATCTATTCTTTTTAGGAGTTTATCCTTGATTTGCATGGTTATTCATTTACGACTTTCATTTCTACACCTTTGAAACGAATGCTCATGATTGTTTCCTTGTTTACACTACGATAACCTTTTTGCACAGTATCGTAAATCGTAATATACGAAGCAGTATTTGTTGTTGCTGCTCCACCTTTGATGTATTTCTTTACACCGATACGACCATTGAGTGTTCGGATGGTCATATCTTTCTTAACAAAATCAACAGTTACAAACTTCCCTTCACTCAGGGCAAGTACATCAGCAAGTACAGCAGAGCTAGAGACATTGATGCAGCTACGGGTTGACTTTTTCATAAGAACTTCCTTTCAGGTTTTGTTACGATTTCTGAAGTTTAACAACTTCTTAGATTGGTGTCAAGTGCTTTTTTTAACTTTTTAACATTGCATTCAGTTCGGCTTTGATCTTGCGAGCTTGTTCACCTCGCCAACCACCTGCATTACACAGAAAATAGCCTACGATTGACGCTGCTGAATCATCACCGTACTTGTCTGTTACGTTGGTAAGATACTGCATTGCTATCAGGTATGGTTCTGCTGAGTACTTTACATTTTTCCAGTCTTTTCGGATATCCTTTGCAATTTCTGCAAGGGATCTGGTTGTGCTTTGCATTACTCATTTACCTTTCTTTGGTTTGTCTTTATAGAAGACATGATCACGGATCTTCTTGAACTTCATCTTGGTTTTTGTCCAGTAGTTGTTCACAGAAGTTGTAGTGTACCATAGAACACCAGCAGGTAGCAAGGACTTAAATCGCCCCTGTACTGCGTTTTCTGCGACTACATCTATCAGGGCATAGGTGTCTTTGTCTGCTAGCTTTACAGAGGCTTCTAGGGTGCTTCCTGAGCCTTTCTGACTGTACGAAAACTGCGATGGTTGCCAGATCACAGAACAATAAGTGCCTGGGTAGTTTGGGTGGTTCTTTCTGTTTTCAATTACAGACATAACAGCCAAGATCCCATCTGCTTTCTGGTTCCTAGCTTCATACCACAGTGCTTCTTTGACGCAGTTCTTTTCACTCTCAATAAAAACCTGTTGTTGTAGTTCTAATTTGAGCAGGCGTTTCTCAACCTTGTAATGGTTGGTAACATAGTATCCGATTGCACCTGCAATCAGAATATAAACAATAGGTTTCTTGATGTTCATTTTGATTTCCAAGCCCAGTGTAAGACGCACCAATCATCCAAGCAATCTTCGAATGAAAATGTAGTATCTACATATTCTTGACCGTATCTTTTGCACATTAGCCTATACCAATGAGGATAATATTGCTCCAATATTTCTTTTTCAGATAATGTAACAATAAATCCTTTATCACCAATGGATTGATCCTCTGATGGTAATTCGTTATATGAGTAGTACCTCATGTTTTATTTTCCGCATGATTCGATGCGATAAGGGCACCGATTTACAATCTCAGGACTGCATTCGTTATTACCCCAGCAGTTTGGAGCATTTGATCCACGATGATCATAGTTTTTAATCTCAATCGTTTTATAACTATGCACAAAAACTTTCTGATTGTTTAAAAGCTCTTGCATGAAAGCCTCAACAGCTATTTCATAGTCCTGATCTAAATTCATACATCACCTCGCTTTGATTTGCGATTGTTTGAGTAATCTTTCTTTTTGCGCTTTCTAGAATTGTTGATCTTTTCTGGATCATGATCCTTGAATTTACGCATTGGGATTTTGTTAGTACGTTCGGTGAATGTACCTTGTGTCATGTTATGCAATATCCATTTCAGAGTATAGTTGTTCAGGAGAAGGTTTCTGATCTGCAAGTACTTGTTGTGCTTGCTCAAATGTTAAATATTTTTCTAAAAATTGCACATCTTCATGCATATAGTCAACCTTCACAACATCAAACAATGACTTGATACTGCTGTTACGAACAATAAATGTTTCAACTTTAGACATTAGAAATTCTCCTGAATTAAATTTTATTGCAGAGTTTCACGACTAACAAATTGAGAATTAAACCGAGCAGCGGTTAGCTCGGCTTCTGACCGTAGTTTACAGATAGTGATATCTGTGTACTCCACGGTGTCAAATACTTTCCAGTATCCATTGTTCCATTTTACAGAGTATCGTTTACTAATTTTCAATTGTATTCTCCTTCTTGGTGACGGACAAAGCATTCTTTGGTGTGATCTGACAGTAAGGCTGCAATTGCCTCTCGTTCGTCATATTGGCTAACGAACTGAATGTCTGTCTCAGAAAAGCCTGATTGTACATCAGTTACGAAATAACGCAAGTCTTTTGGCTTACTTTTTTTGTATAGTTTTGTTTTCATTTCTTTCTCCTAATGACTTCGAGGTTTTGTTCGAACAAAGAAAAGTTCGATCTTACAGCAACACCGTCACCATTCCTATGCATGGTTTCAGCAGTGCATAGTGCAGTCAATGATGACATCATGACCCTCATGCTTTCTGGACTCAATTCTGGCATTCCTTCACCAAGTGAAAGAACAGAGCATAAGAGCATCAGTTGCATTAGGTTTACGTTGTCTTCTTCTGTCTCAACTATGAAGCTACTGTAATCTATTGTCTTGATCTTGTCAACCATTTCATTCAACTGATTTAGCTCATCATCTGATAGTTTATCAAAGAACTCACCAGCGGTCAAATATCTGTTGTATTTAACATCCTTTGCTGCCCTCCGAATGAATGGTTTCATCTCATCTGAGTCATTTATTAGCTTATCAATAAGTAAATAGAACATCAGTTCCTTTCAATAGGTTGCATTAGGAATTGCACTGGTGTCACTGAATTTCAATTCTTCCTTGAACCAAGCATCCCGTCTTACACCTAATCTAAAGAAAGGAACACTCATTTCTTTATCTGTGTTTAGGTGCTTAACCTTTAAAGGCTTGCATTTTGTTAAGCGGAATACACCAACACCATCAATCTTCACCTCTTTACCGTTCAGCAGATTCCTCTGCATTACGATTGCAAGATGTCTTAGAACATCCTCAACCTCGTATTTCTCGTACATACAGGATTGAGCAACCTCTTCAATTAGCTTTGGCATACGCACCATTTCTAGTTTCTTGATGCGACCATGCTTACGTTTTGTTTTATCCGTGTTTTGCATTATTTGGAATTAATTGACGATATTGCACAAAATTCTTGAAATTACCAGAGTACCAGTTACCTTGTTTATCAACATGAGTAACACCATTTTCCCAAGCCTGTGGGTCAAACTGCATTGCTTTAGGCCAAGGTCTGAATGCCATAGCCTGATGTTCGATTGGTGAAGCATGACATGGTTCTGACTCAATTAGTTTACTGTAGATCATCCTAGCTTTTTCCATACTGGTATCCGACTTTCGATAAGAAACTTGAGCACAGCAACTCGCACTCAGTATCAGAGCATCATTCAACGATAACCGGTTCCCGTCACAGTCGTAATAGACTAGTTCGTCATCAATATAGCTACGAGTTACATAAGGGATGTGCCACTGCCTATTTGACAACAAAAAAGGATTGCTTTTATTCATCGCATCCTGCATCTTCGAAGCTAGATCCTTAATCTCTGGTTGAGCATCTGCGTGATCACGTAACCAGAACCAGTTGGCAAACTCAGTAGATGTAAGTACCACCTTCATATGTTGGAATGGTTCAGTGATTCGGTTAACTACTTGTTTATGTAATTCGCATTTGGTCATATCAAACGCAAAATCTGCTGCTTTTCTTGCAGCTTTAGACCAAATATGTTCTGCTAACTCTTTTGTAACTCCAGAAAGTTCTTCTTTAGCTTGCATACCTGATTGGTTTCTACCCCAATGGATTGGTGTAGCTGGATTTTCATAAATTTGTTCAATTACTTTTGATACAGGTATAGCTCGACTACTTGCACTGTTCCTACTGAATACTCGATGAGTCATTAACTCAGCATGAATAAATCTAGGATATTCTAATTCAAACGTAGTAATCCGAGTATCGGTATATGAATTAATACTGTCACAGATTATTTTAGCTGAGATCATTATAAAGATTACCTTTCTTGTGTTGGTTAACTTGAATACCCGCTTCGTGCAACAGAACGATTCCTCTATCGTCTCTGTATTGCTCAATGTAATTTACCTCTTTCACACCAGCCTGTATCATCATTGCTGAACAAGCCACACAAGGCTGAAGTGTAACATAAAGAACAGAGTCAATGCAAGACACACCTTCTCTTGCTGCTTTAAGAATACAGTTGGTTTCTGCATGAATAACTTCTGGCTTTGTTACAAGCTCAAAATCGTTTGGATTACTAAGACTGTAGTTCTCGTATTCGCAGTTGTTATCTAAACCTGCTGGAGTACCGTTGTAGCCAGTTAAAACCACACCGTTTTTCGTAACCAGTACAGCACCAACCTTCTTACGTCTAGCCTTTGATAACTTGCTATGAAGCATAGCTGTACCAAGATAAACACCACCCAATTCATTATTCGTTGGCATAGTTTGATCTGATTCCTTCTTTTGTTGTGTACTCAATTACCTTAACACCGTATGCTTTTAAAGCAGCAGTGCATACCTTGCACGGTTTTGCCAAAGCTGGATTACCTTCGCTATCATACCTTTCAATTGAAATTGAATAAGGTATTTTGTCTTTGCACCTAATCAATGCTTGTATTTCAGCATGAAGGTATTCTCTGTGTGGTTCTCCTGCAATCTTAGCAAAGTGCGATTGTAAAGGGTGGCTCTTGTTGTATGAATTTGTACCTACACCAATCACCTTTCTTTTGTAATCCTTAACTTTAGCAAGTACAAGGTATTTCTTTTTAGCCATGCGTCGATTTCAATGTATCTTTGATTTTCTTTTGCAAATTAGAGTACTCAATATTCCACTGTCTTAGTTTCCTAAGATTGTTCCTTGCTGAATTTAGTTCTCTAAAATTTAGAGCAGTCTCACGATCTTCTGGATCGCACAGAACGTACATCTGACTACTGTATTCTCTTTCTGCTTCAATTGCTTTATTAACTTGAGTAATAAAGTTTTTCATCAATCTAGAGATCCTTTGCAACTCTGCCTGAGAGAACTTGCCTGATTGTACCAAGGTTTGAGGCTTTTGTGAATCTTTTTCTAGGAGCCTAGGAACTTTTTTTTCTTTTGCACCACTCATAGCCCTTTCTGCTCTTTCCCAAACAGAGAAAGCTAGATCAAGTTCATGATCCTCTAGACCAAGAGAATTGCAGGTTGTGTAGAATTGTTCTTTGAGAAGCATTTAATTTCCTTTCTTTAGTTATACTTAGGTTATAAGTATTGGTTATACTAAGTATAACTTAGATATTATATTTAATTAATATTTATTAATTAATATTAACTTAAGTTATAACCTAAGTATTTACTGTAAGTTATAACCTCCAACCCCTAACCCCTTGAATACAAATTGTACGCCTTAACTTACATCTTGTCAAGAGGGTTGTAAGTAAAAATTTAGTTGAGTGCAGGACTTGCAATGCTTGACTTTACATGCTAAGATTCATTCTTTCTGAAGAAACAGAGAGGTTAAACAATGTCTGATGTAGAAAAATTCTGGGACGCATTGTGCCCTAAGTTCGGTGTAACACGCAAGTGGAGCCAACTCAACCAGATGGAACAAATGCAATTCGTGCAAGCTATCAACATGATGCTTGCCGTACTTCACAACTAGGAGTTACAATGATCCCAAGTGGTTTTAGACCAATGCTTGCTGTCAACATGGACAAGGTAAAGAGTCAGCCTAATCAACGAGTCATGTCTGAAAAATTGAACGGGTGCAGGTGCCTAGTCTTTGGTGGAGTAGCGTATTCCAGAAGTCTTAAGCCTTTACCAAACCGAAAGCTGCAAGAGTTCTGCAAAGCAAATGCTGCAATGCTTGAGGGTGCTGATGGAGAAGTACTCTCTGGTGATAGGTACGACAAGGATATCCTAAACAAGTCAGTAAGTTTCTGTATGTCTGAAGACAATACCGCAAATTTCATGTACTACATCTTTGATGTGTACTTACCTGATTATCCAACAGCCAGTTGGTATAACAGAAATCATTTATTTTCAGAAAGTATAATTAATGCAAAACTAATAAACGCAACTTGGCTACAGCACTACCCTGTTGAATCGGATGAAGCACTCATGCATTTCGAAAAGATCCTACTGGATAAAGGTGCTGAAGGCGTAATGGTTCGTGACGTTAACGCAGCATACAAGTGCAATCGTAGCGGTGTTCGTGAACCAGAGCTACAGAAGGTCAAACGGTTCACTGATGATGAATTCAAGGTTGTTGGTTATGAGCAGTTTGAAACGAATCAAAACGAGCTACAACGCGATGAAAGAGGCTATGCTAAGCGAAGTACCAGTAAGGATGGAAAACAGCTTGTAGAGGCTTTAGGAAGCCTTGTATGCGCCCTTGCTGATGGTAGGACGTTCAACGTTGGTTCTGGCTTTACAGAAAGCCAAAGATTTTCACTGTGGCAAATTAGAGACAGTCTGGTAGGAAGACTTGCAAAAGTTAAATTCTTCCAGTACAGTCCAGATGGTATACCACTATTGCCTGTCTTCTTGGATTTCAGGCACTCCATTGATCTATGAGGTTTTAATTGGCAAATTACATTAAGCACGTACCTTGTTCTTCTTGTGGGAGTAAAGATAACTTTGCACTCTACAGGGATGAAGACGGGTATGAGTCAGGGCATTGCTTTGGTTGCAAATTCACTATTCCAAGTAGAGAATACATTGAAGAGAATAGTAGCAAATCAAGTTACAATCGACCAACTATCAAAACATCAGTTCATAAAAAGGAAGTAAACATGGAAATCAAGCCGAGTGGAAAACCTGCTATTACTCAAGAGCAGAATGATGAAATCAAAAGCAGCACCACAATTGCTGGTAAAGGTTTTCGATCCATTCGTGATGATACCTACAAAACATTCGGTGTTCGTCATGCATTTGATGAAGATGATAATGTAATAGAGCAGTACTATCCTGTAACCCAGGATTCACAACTAACTGGTTACAAGATTCGTGAAGTACCAAAGAACTTCAAGAGTATTGGTCGCACTGGTGCAGAATGCGATCTGTTTATGCAGTTCAAGTTTAACCGTGGTGGCAAGTATGTTATCGTCACTGAAGGTGAAGCAGACGCTCTTGCTGCCTATCAGATGATGAAAGATTACCTATCTTCAAAAGGTCATGATTACGAAACTGCTTGCGTAAGTCCAACTATTGGTGCAAATTCACAAAAGCAAATTGCTGCTCAGTACAAATTCTTAGATACTTTTGATTTTGTAATCTTATGCTTTGATAATGATAAGGTTGGTAAAGAGGCTGCACAAAATCTTCTACCTTATCTACCGAAGGGTAAGGTTAAGATTATGAATATGCGTTATAAAGATCCAAACGAATACTTGGAGAAGAATGATGCTAAGAATTTCATTAGTGATTTCTACAATGCAGAGAAGTACGTACCTGTTGGTGTCCTTGCAAGCGAAAACTTGTATGATCGAATCATTAACCAGACTGCTGTAGCAAAGATTCCATTTCCTCCATTTATGCGAAAACTAAATGAGATGTTTGTCGGTGGTATGCCACTTGGTCATATTGTCAATATCGCAGCAGATACTGGTATTGGTAAGACAACTATGATTAACGAACTAATCTATTACTGGATTTTCAATTCACCGCATATGATTGGTATTGTATCTATGGAGTTGGATGCTGGTCAGTACGGTGAGGCTTTGCTATCACGACATCTTTCAAAGAAACTTGCACTAATTGCTGATCCTGAAGAGAAACGAAACTTTCTAAGTTCAGACAAGACAATTGAACAAGCAAAGCAACTTATGATTAACCAAGAAGGTAATTCTAGGTTCTACCTGCTTGATAATCGTGACGGCAGTATCGAAGATATCCAAGAGACAATCGAAGAATTAGTTGTAGCATGTGGTGCTAAGATTGTTGTGCTAGATCCGTTGCAGGATATTCTTGATGGGTTGAGTAATGAAGAACAGGCACTGTTTCTAAAGTGGGCGAAGGGATTCATCAAGAGTCACGGTATTACTTTTGTTTTCATTAACCATATGCGTAAAACACCATCTGGTCAAAATGGAGCAGACAGTGAACAGAATATCATGGGTTCATCTACGATTATTAAATCAGCATCAGCTAATATCTTGCTGAAACGAGATAAAATGGCTGAAGACGAAATTGTTCGCAACAGAACAGATATCACTGTCACAAAGAATCGTGTCTGCGGTCTAACTGGTCCTGCTGGTAGCATTTACTACGACAATCACACACATACTTTGCATGATTTTGACACATGGGCTAATGAACACCTAGTCTAAACTTCAGCACTAAAGCACTTTACAATGACTCTGAGTTGTGATATACTCAGGGTCGTTTTCATTTGTACTTACGGAGATGTTATGCAGTTGACAAACCTTTGGGTTTACGATATTGAGACTTATAAAGAAATGTTCAGCTTCAGTATTGTTCGTGCTGATGGTAAGTTCAAGCACACCTTTGTATGCTCCGCTTTCACTAATCAAAGTCAGGATATTTTGAAATGCCTTGATTATCTTATTAATAATGATTTGATCATGGTTGGATTCAATAACATTGGATTCGACTACCCAATCATTCACAAATTCCTTGAGTCTCGTAATCGCTTACCTGAGTCTGGTAAAGCTATTGCTGCTAAGGTATTTCGTTGGGCACAGGAACAGATCAACTCATTCAAGGATGGTTCTGGATTTGGTAACAGCGTAAAAACAGAAGAGCAATACATTCGTCAGTTGGATCTGTATCGTGTTTGGCACTTCAATAATAAAGCCAAGACAACCAGCCTTAAGATGCTGGAATTTAATATGCGTATGCAAAACATTGAAGATCTACCATTTGATATTGAAGCTGAGTTATCAGCGGATGATATTCAAAAGATCCTTGACTATAACGAGCATGACGTTGAAGCCACCCGTCAATTTTTGCTTAAGTCAGAAGAGCAGGTTAACTTCCGATTTGATATGACAAGCAAGATGAGTCGTGACTTCATGAATGCTGATGATACTAAGATTGGTGCTGAGTACTTTCAGTTAAAGCTAGAAGAGGCTGGTATCAAGCTGCAAGAATTTGTTGATGGTAAGAAGGTTATGCGTCAAACAAAGCGAGATAAGATTGCAATCAGTGAATGTCTGTTTGACTATTATTCTTTTAGTCGCCCTGAATTCAAAGC